TACACCAAATACAACTTTGCGAATAGTAAATGCCTTTTCTACAGTAGATTTATAATTTTCAAATTTTTCTGGTAATAGATACGCATAGCACATTAGTGTAAATGTTGCCTTTACTGCTCTATCTTGCCCCGCATCAACCATGGTTTCAAAATTATAATCACTGATGCTGGTTCTAAACTTGTATCTATTTTTGTCGCCCCAATAATCTTCCGTAGAAAAATTTACTGCTTCTACTATTTCGTTGCATTGCTCGACGAGGTTTGTCCAGATAATAAATTCATAATTTACAATAACGTGGTCAGGCATAGCCACAGAATACATTTCTTGGCGTTTGCTAAATCCAGTCATTATAGAAAACTTATCGTACTTATTTTTCTCACTGAACTTCTTCATTACTGGATATTGAAGATAGCGATTTAGTGTAGTAAGATTATCGTTTCTTTGTACAGTGCTGCGGCGAAATGCTATTGCTGGACATTGCATCTTTCCATTTTTATCACGCAATGCTCCATCTTGCCTGATTGCTTTCCATCTTTCTGGAGACGCATAGTTGATAGGAACTTTTACCTGTCTTCCTGCGTCTACTATGGTAGGACTTATGACAGTATCCATATAACTCAATATCGTAGAGTCTATATCAATAAGTTTTACGCTGAAATCTTTTCTATCATCATTATCTCTACGTAGGTTATATGCTCTGTTTTGATTTGCTTCTGGACCAAACACAGGAGGACCAACAATAGATACTGCTTCTTTTTTCATGTCAGACATCTCTGGACCGCTATTTACATTATTTGGCGGTCTATTGATTATTGGTTTTGGAATGTTGCCGCGCCAGGCCATAAATTATTAATCGTTCCTTTCAAGTACATTCAATGATGTAATCTTTGTATAATGTCCGTTGCATATTATGCTATGACTTTTGTCTGGTTGTCCGCCGAGCAACTGCTCTTGAACAACATTATCTATTTCATAATAACGATCATTGAACAATACAATGTCTCCAATTTCTGGATAAAAGTTTACTTGCTTTAGCATCTTTTCACGCATCTTGAAAATATAATCTTGGTTTCTACTTGGACCAAAATCATCATATTCAGCAGTCATATCTGCACGTTCAACAAGTGAAGATATTTGTATTGCTGGCATATACCATTTTCCAGTTTCGGCGGCAGTTTCGCCATATATGTTGGTTTTTGTTTCGGTTGGAGAAATCTTGAATACTTGAATAAGAACTTCAACAATGTCTCCCATCAATTCTGCATTTAGTGAATTGACTAGATTTAGATCTCTTTGTGAAAAATATCTTCCTCGTAGTCCCATAGTTTTACCCTATATAAATTCCGAGAGGAACTTTTTGTAGAGTTTCTTGCAGGCGAGCGGCTTCTTCTGCTCTCATTTCCATTTGAGCCTTTCTACCGGTTGCCTCCAAGTTTTCTCTGAGTTGAGTGACAAGATCTGTTTTTTCCGCAGTTGCTTCTGAGCGAAGTTCTGCGCCGTCGAGTGTTACTTCAGCACCAGGAATAGGTATGCTACTATACTTTTGGCGTATTGCTCCAAGAACTTCCTTGCATAATGCCAAGAAGTATTTGCGTATCCATTGTCTACCTACACTGTTGATGCTGCCATATGGTATGACATTATATGGTACATTGCTATAATCTCCGATCACAGGAGAAGATACAGCAGAACCAGAAGCGTTGTAATAAGAACCCGAGCCGCTAATACCTTGAGCATCTCTTTCATTTTTTACTAAGTATTGGAAATACATTCTGAAATCGTAAGTTGGAATAGGAAACAGTTTCAGTTTGTTGTTTATTATTTCAAAGCTCCAAGCAGATTTACGCACGAGGTCATTGAACTCAATGGCTTGCATACGCAGCAAATCCTCAAATATAGGAGTCATCAAAAATTGTGTAGCGGGAGAATATCCAGCAAATCCCATTTCATTCAGCACGTTGCTATAACTCATACCAGTCATGCTGAATGGATCATAGATACGTGCAGCAGCAGGACTCATTTCGTGAAATATTCTTCGTATTTCTATGCGATTAAAACTTTCACTAACATCTCCCCACAAAGCCTGTAAATCATACGTTTGTGTTCCCTGCTTGGCGTCGATATATCCTTTTTTCCAATCAACATTTCCGCCAACACCAAACTCAGTTCCATATCCTTCAGCAATCTTTATCATGTTTGGCAATCCACTGCCAACTACATTTGTTTGTGTAATATTTGTACTGGTTGATGAACCTTGAAGCACACCAATATTATTACGAATATTAAACTGATTTACTTGAGCACTATATTCATATACTGCTTCTTCAAAGCACGCATAAAAATTCAAGTCAATCATTTCTATGTCTGTGATCGGATAGCCCAATCTTGTTGCTGCCCATTTTGCTGCTGCTGGCGCGTCTACTTGAAAAATAGGATCTGCTTCAAAAAAACCAAATGGAGTAAGTCCGCTGCCAGAAGTTATAGCGGAACCAGAGCCTGGCCAACGAACTCTATCCTGATCAATAGTATAATTTATGCTTGTGTCTGCCATATTATATAAATATATCAACACCTCCTAAATGAGATAGGTATAAATTATAATATTAGAATAGATACGCCAAGTGCTATATATTTATATAGTATGATAAAACTGAAAGATATACTGGTTAAGAACAAAATAATCCGCGAAGATATTGGCGATGTACAACCAGGTGATGTAAAGTTTGTAGTACCGCCCGCTCAAATATCATATGCTAAAGCGGCGGGAGATGGAGCAGGTAAACCATATACAAGACCAGATGTTGATTTTTCAGGAACAGGCGATGAAGGATTGCTGATTACAAAGGCGATGAATATAATAAAGCCGTTTGAAAATAGCGTAAATAATCCAAAAGGTGGGTTTGATAAAAAGTCAAAAAAATGGTTTCCACACAAAAGCTTGGAAGGCGGCTCAGATACTATAGCATATGGGCATAAGTTATTACCCGGTGAAGATTTTAGCAAAGGACTAACAGACAGTGAAGCAGAACGCCTGTTGGAAAAAGATATACGCGAAAAAATAAAACTCGCCAAGTCCAAGATGTCAAATTTTGATGGTATGCCGTTGACCATAAAACTGGCTATAATCAACGCATTATTTAGAGGAGATATGGGACCAAAAACAATGAGGTTATTATCTCAAAACAAGTTTGGTGATGCAGCAAAGGAATATCTCAATCACGCCGAATATAGATCGACCAAAAACATTGGTGTAAAAAAACGAATGCAATGGAACTATAATGTGATGAAATCTGCGGCATAAAACTATGAAATTATTATCACTATTATTATTGCCATTACTATTGCTATCTGGCTGTGCAACAACCGGGGGTCATGTTGTTAGCAGACCGGAATATCCGCCAACAAGAGTAATTGTTGTTCAACCAGAATATTATACTCCAATGTATATACATATGCGTAGCGATTTTTGGTATGTTGGTAAACACCATTACCATCATCGCTATAGACGATAAAAATTAACCCCACAATAAAGTGGGGTTTTTTATTGATTTAATATTACCATAGAATTCGTATATGGTAAAAAAAAACCGGTCTTTCGACCGGTTCTTTGTAGTTTTCCCTCTAAGAGGCGAAGTATTAAACTTCGTTGAGGTTGCCGATGACGATCTTGCCGTAAAATTCGGGCCTGATCATCTTCTTGGCATAACGTGTCATCACGCCACGGCGTGGTGTGAAGTTCACTGGGTCGTACACCAATGGTGTCTGAATCAGTGGGATGTATGGAGCGTATACAGCACCGGTTTCTAGGAAGTTGCTTCCACGGAAACCAACCAACATAACGTTGTCGGTCATGTATGGGTTCTTGTAAACGGTCCAACGGTTGCTTAGAGCGCCAACCTTGGCAACACCCATTGCGAACTTGGCTTGATCGCCGTCCGTGTTGGTTGTGAAGCCAGGGATGCTTTCGATGATGGTAGCAACGTCTGGGCTGCAAACTAGGAAGTTTGCACCACCACGCAGGGTCAACTGGTGGATCTTGTTGCTGACCTTCTGGATCTTGTTACCCAATGTCTGGAACCAGGTGCTCTTGACATAAGCAGTGCGGTTAGCAGCTGTGTCAGCGAACAATCCGGTTGTAGCATTGTATTCCTGACCGATACGAGCGGACCAGAATTCAGTTGTTACTGCTGGAGCATTGACGAGCAACATATCGAGGATTTCGAGGTCGATTTCCATCGAAACGTATTCGCTCAATAGAGCAGTAAGTTCTGCTTCTGCGTCGATTGAGTGATATGCGTTCAAGTCCTGAGCCAATTCTGGGGTCCAGACGGCCTTTAGCTTACGGGTCTTGGCAACGATAGCTTCAGACTTTAGCTCTAGGTTTACTTCTGGAATACCAACGTCGGCATATAGACCTGAAGTGCCAGCGCCAGCGGAAGCTGCGGTGTCTTCGAAGTCGCCACGGCTGCTGTCGGCTGGCTGCTTGTGATAAGCAACAGACGCATTGCCGCTGACTGCTGAACCCGAAACGTAGAAGATTACGTTGTTACCAGAAACGGTTGTGAATGCTGGATAGAAATCAACGATTCCGGAGCCAGAGACGGTGAAAGCACGAGCGCCATTGGCGTCGAAGTTTGTTCCGCTCAAGGAAACGGTTACCGACTGAATCTTTCCTGCGCTTAAGGAAGCGCTGAGGTCGGTGTTGAAGTTGATGTCTTCCCAAGTTGGGCCGTTTGCGGTGCTATTAGAACCGGTGGTCATTGCTGGGGTAGCTGTCTGGTCATTGATGGTATAACCAAAGCGACCTTGGCCATATAGACCGTTGGTTGCGCTGTCGGTTGAACCTAGCTTGGTGCCCGTACCACCGAATAGCGAGTTACCGCTGAATGCTGGCTTACCAGCCTGATCGCTACCATACTTGAAGTCTAGATAGAATACTAGACCGGATGGCAGGTTCATTGGCTGAACGCTGACGAATTCCTTAGCAGCAATTTCAGCGAACACACGACGAACCAATGGTAGAGCAACGCCTGCCCATTGTTCGGAGTTCGATGAAGTTCCTGTACGGGTAGCTTCGTCGATTAGTTGTTTAGCCTGATTTTCCAGAAGAATGGACATGTGTGACTTTTCCATGTCGCTCTTGATGCCTTCTAGAAGACCAGTCTTTTCCCACTTGGATACGAGTCCACGGGTTTCGGACATGAGCTTAACCATTGGATTGGTTGTCTCAGTTAGTAGTGATTTGATATCTGACATAATTTTCCTTTATTAAGGTTTGATTGTTGATTTATGAACGAATACCTGCGAGCTTCTTGAAGCGGTTTGCCATTTCGGCACCTTCCGAGATAACTGCTGGTTTTGTTGGTTTGGTTGATGCAACCGGTTTGCTGGCTAGACCTTCGGTGATAGTCTTGACGGTTGTTGACACCTTCTTTGCAGCAGGAACAACTTCCTTCTTGGCACCGAAACTAAACGATTCGGCCAATGTTGCGTAAACGAGCTTGGCTTCACGAACAGACTTCGTGAGGTCAAACGATTCGATTACCTTTAGTTTCTGCTCGTTGTTCAAGTTAGCTTGTTTGAACAATTTGTTCGTATATAGCAACTTGGCATTGAGCAGGTTTACTTCATTGATGCGGTCCCGTAGATAAACAACTGCGCTACGGTATTCTTCATTTTCCTTCTTCAACGAAAGATTTTCTTTAATGATTGACTCGTTGGCTTCTTCCTTCTCGTCATCATGTTTTTCAGCTTTTTCAGCTTTTTCTTTTTGGTACTTGGCAAGACCAGGAGGAAGTTTACCTTCATTTGCTTCTTCTTTTT